GATTGTAACAATCCAAAAGGTTTCTCTCAAAAAGCACATTGTGCAGGAAAGAAAAAAAATGAAAATATGAATATAGAAGAAAGACTAAATTTATTTTTAGAAAAGAATTGTCCAACGGACCCAGGTAAGTGGTCAGCATCTAAATCAGCTGCAAAATCTAAATTTGATGTATATCCATCTGCATACGCAAACGGATGGGCAGCAAAAAATTATAAAGGTAAAGGTGGTGGTTGGAAAACTTGTAGTGAAAATATAGTAAACGAAGAACCTGTAAAAACACCTTCTGAAAGAATTAGAAGTCTTAATGATAGAATTAAAGCATTAAGAGATAAAATGTCATCAACTAAATCTACCGAACAAAAAAACCTTATTCAACAAAGATTAAAAAACGCATTACAATCGCTTTCTAATATAAGGAAAGGATTAAATGAAGCTTGTTGGGATGGGTATAAGCAAGTTGGTGGTAAAATGAAAAATGGTAAGATGGTGCCAAATTGTGTTCCTATAAAAGAAAATCATATAGATACGGACTATGATGAATTAGATGTAGAACCAGAAGAAATTGAAGATTTTATTGAATTTTTAAAGGCTTACAAAAATACATTAGATGAAGCAAATTGTAGTTGTGTATTTGAAGCAGAGTATCAGGGTAGAGAAGTTTCGTTAGGCAAACCAATGCAAGGTGATGTAAAGAAATTCAAAGTATATGTAAAGAATCCCGCAGGTAATATAGTTAAAGTAAACTTTGGTCAAAAGGGAATGAAAATAAGAAAATCAAATCCAGCTGCTAGAAAATCTTTTAGAGCAAGAATGAATTGTGATAATCCAGGTCCAAGAACAAAAGCAAATTATTGGAGTTGTAGGAAATGGTAATATTTGGTAAACTCAAATATTTTCCGTATCTTTAGAAAAATATAAAACAAAAATGGCAGCAGATAAATCAATATTAGGTAGGTTACAAAAATTATTTTCAACAAATACCATAGTTCGTAAAACAGCAGATGGAGTTAAAGTCATTGATACCGATGAGTATCAGAATATGACTACTAACTTAGTAGACCGTTTTATGAAATTAAAGGTTACTAATTATGGTACAGGCCAATTAGAATCATCGATGGCATATCAACAAGTTAGAATTGACTTGTTTAGAGATTACGATTCGATGGATACTGACCCTATTTTAGCATCTGCATTAGATGTATACGCAGATGAGTGTACGGCTAGAAATGAAATGGGTAATGTATTAAAAATCCATCACGAAGATGATAACATCAAACAAATTTTAGAAAACTTATTTTACGATATTCTTAATGTAGAATTCAACTTATGGCCTTGGACAAGAAACTTGGTTAAATATGGCGATTTCTTTTTACAATTGGAAATAGCAGCAGAAGAAGGTATTGGTATTGTAAACGTAATGCCATTATCAACATATGAGGTTAGTAGAGTAGAAGGATTTGATAATACGAATCCTCAAAGAGTTAAATTTGTTTACGCACCATACCAAAATCCATTAGGAGCATATGGTATGAGTCCAAAAAAAGAATTTGAAAACTATGAGCTGGCTCACTTCCGTTTAAATTCAGATTCTAACTTCTTACCATATGGTAAATCAATGGTAGAAGGTGCAAGAAGAGTTTGGAAACAATTAATGTTGATGGAAGATGCAATGTTAATTCATAGAGTAATGAGAGCTCCTGAAAAGAGAATATTTAAAATCGATGTAGGTAATATTCCACCAAACGAAGTGGATAACTACATGCAAAAGATTATAAATTCATCTAAAAAAGTTCCTTTCGTTGATGAAAGAACTGGTGAGTATAACTTAAAGTACAATATGCAAAATCTTATTGAAGATTATTATATGCCAGTTCGTGGTAGTGATAATGGTACTTCAATTGATACCCTAAAAGGATTGGAATATAATATGATTGATGATATCAATTACTTAAAAGGTAAAATGATGGCAGCATTGAAAATTCCAAAAGCATATTTAGGATACGAAGAAGATACAAATGGTAAAGCAACATTGGCAGCAATGGATATCCGTTTTGCTAAAACAATTGAAAGAGTACAAAGAGTATTAATTTCAGAATTGACTAAAATAGCAATTATTCACTTATATGCACAGGGTATAGATGATGATAGATTAACTAATTTTACATTAGAACTTACAATACCATCTAAAATATACGAACAAGAACAAGTTGAATTATATACTTCTAAAGTAGCATTGATTACACAAATGCAACAAACTAAAATGTTCTCTAAAGAGTGGATGTATGAAGCAGTAATGAAACTTGCAAAAGACGAACAAGATACAATGACATTACAGGTATTAGATGATACCAAACAAACATTCCGTTTAACTTCAATTGAGACACAAGGTGTAGACCCTGCTAAAGAAACAGGAACTGAAGGCCCAACGAATGTAGAAGAAGAATTGAATAGATTGAAAACAGAATTAGAGGAAGAAGGTAAAGTTGGTAGACCAAAAGACCCGGTTAGATATGGTAAGGATGACCACCCAGAAGGTAGAGACCCATTAGGTATTAAGACCCTTAAACAAAAAGAAGGTTCAGTAAAATACAAGCCAAGAACCAATTATCAAGAGATATTTAAGGATATGAAAGGTGGCAAAAAAAGAATTTTGACAGAAGATTTAAATAAAAAGTAGGAAACTAATAGAAAAATATATTTATATCTGATAAATCATATAATTTGATGAAAAAAATAAAACATTCGAAATTTAAAAACACTGGGTTCATATTTGAATTATTAGTAAGACAGATTACATCAGAAATCATGTCTGCAAATAAATCAGTAGCCGAGCGGATTTTAAAAGAACATTTTAATTCTAAAAAAGAACTTTCAAAAGAATTAAAATTATACCAATATTTAATTAACGAAAAATATAATTCAGAATCAAAAGCTGAAAAATTCATAGATACTATATTAGAAGCTCGTAAAAGATTAGATAAAACCAAGCTTACAAGAGAAAAATATAATCTTATAAAAGAAATTAAAGATACTTACAATTTGGAAGAATTTATTAAATCTCCAATTTCTAATTATAAAACATTAGCATCTATATATAAAATATTTGAAGTAGCTAGTACGGATGAACAATACGACCCAACCGATATTGTGAGTTCTCGTTTTACAATAACTGAAAGCATTATAAATTCTTCTATTCAAAATAAAGATGCAAAGCTAAAAGATTTAGTAATGGAAGAATATAAGAAGCAAGATGAAGATTTAAGAGCAGTTTCTTATAAATTATTAGTTGAATCATTTAACAACAAATATAAAAATCTTACTAATGACCAAAAAGGATTATTAAGAGAATATATAAATAATATTAATAATACTGGTAAATTAAATGAATACGTTTCAAATGAAATTACTAAATTAATCAATGGATTAAAAGAAGTAGGTTCTAAAATAACTGATAAAGTAACTCAAATTAAATTAGCAGAAACTATATCTAATGTAAGAAAAGTTAAATCAGTAAAAAAAATTAAAGAACAACACTTATCAGCATTAATGATGACATATGAATTATTAAACGAATTAAAAGAATCAATAAAAAAATAAAAAATGGTAAATTATAGAATTTTTAGCGCAAAAGAATATACCGCAGGACAATCCGGTTCTTTAGAAAGAGCATGGGGTGTAATGAGAGGTTCGGCAATTTGTTCAGGTTCAATTACATTGGAAGGTGTTGTTGATAGTAATTATAGTGGTACATTTGCACAAACAAATAATCACACTACTTTAAAATTAGAACACTTAGCAGTAGGAGAGCCAGTTCCTTGTTATGTTAGAAGCATTACAGTAACATCTGGCAATGCATATTTATTAGCATAAAATTAAATAGATAATCAAATGCCAGAAACATTAAAAACCGAACAACTTAATAAAATAAGAGAAATTGTTCGTAAGATGGTGAGAGAAAGAATGATTGACGAAATGAACACCACAGGTAATATTGAAGGATATAATACACCTTTTGCATTTAGT